ATATCCTGTTCAATTTGATTTCTTTGTTCGTCATAAATTCTCCTTCTAATATCTTGGTCGGTCATTTCTTTGAAGTATTCTTGCATGACTAACCACGCAAACAATACCATACACATCACAAGGTCATCGTGATATCCCTCGTCTGCTTCCCACGCTTGTTTCTTCTGTACAAATGTAGTTAGCTCTTGGAAGATCTGGAAGTCATTAAACAATAACTTGTCTTCTTCAATGATAGCTTTAAGATTAGAGCAACCAATCTTCTTGACAGTTACACTCATCTTGACACCTAGTTGGGTTTTTGATCCTGAGAATCCTTGCCCCACGACTTGACCTGCTCTACCACGCATCGCACACATAAGTACGTTAGGATATTCAAGATCATAATTGAGAGTAGCAGCAATACCATCTCCAATATCATTTACTTCAACTAGAATATATGGGTTGTTATATTCTTTTGCTACTTGAAAGATGACCGAGGGAAACAGTACAGGTTTAATCTCATTATTTCTGTACTTTGCAACGATCTTATACGGCATCGTGGTGATATCAAACACGACAAAAGCACTGTAGTCGCCACCAATTCCTCTGGCAACATCGACAGTAATAATATATTCGTGATCTTTTTCTGCTCTCTCATAAATGTCAAGTCCAGCATTTGATTTAATCGGATCGTGGAATGGTATATTTTGTAATTTTGATGGACTGATTAAAGTATCAGCAGATCCAAGGAAGTCGCATTCAAACTCTTGTGCAAACTGTCTTGGAGATGTGTTCTTAATTGTTTCTTCTTTCCACTTGGAGTCCCTTCCAGGAACTTGAGACCAGTGGACTTCGTTTGTAGTGTAATCATTCCTGCCCCTACTAGCATCCTCCCACATCTTGTAGAAGTGATTCATGCCGTTAGGCGTAGAGATAATAATTACTTTCGTTGATTTACCAGAAGTAATAGTAGGATAAACAGAGGCAAAGAATTGCTCCGCAACATGGTTTGGAACGAAGGCGAATTCGTCAAGGAAGAGAATGTTAAACGACATGCCTCGGACAGCACTTGCAGATGTAGAAGCTGCCAATATCTTACTGCCATTCTCTAACTCCACATTACCTTTGTTCCAAACTAGGATACCATGCTGCATCCACTTTGGTAGATTCTCGTAAGCAAGTTGTAATCTTCCTAGCAGTTCCCTAGCGGTAGATGCCTTGTTTGCAAGAATGCCAATATTAACACTATCGTAAAAAATTGCATAGTAAAGAAGATAAGCGACAACAGTAGTAGATTTTCCTGTTTGTCTTGGGAGCTTTGCGATGTTGAATCTGTTTTCATGAAAATCATTCAAAATTTTCTTTTGAAAACCATACATCTTGAAAGGTATCAAACCTTCGTCAAGAGAAATGATTTTAATATAATGCATTGCAAAGTAGATGGGATCATTCTTACACTTGATCCACTCATCAATTTGCTTTTTAGTAAACTGTATTGGGGTTCCCGCTTTCTTTAGATTGGGATTGCCCAAGTATACATCATTAGTTGCCACAACAAATCTAGTTCACTACTAGTATTTAGAGATCTCCAAATCTATCATTTAATTCATTAATAGCATCTTTCTTTCCTTTAATCATACCATCAATATATCCAGAACGATATTCCCATGTCTGACCACCTTCTTTCCCTTTCAATGGATTGATGCATTGATCGTCTCCATGTTTGTTACAAACAAGACCAGCAAGATCAAGTTCACTAGAGTCAGATGAAGCTCCAGTGCCACGCCAGACATGTGTACCATTAATCCATGTTGCTCCACATTTTTGACATTCCTTTCTTTCCAGTTTTAAATTTGAAAATTCGTTAGTCATTATTCTACCAGGGTGCCGTGTGCTCTTCTTATCTCTTTAAGTGCTTCAAGGTTCATATCCTTTGTACCACCATCATATGCATGAGCATATCCTTCAGTAATCATTTGCTCGTTAAGGGACACACTGTCGTCCCCAATGTAAAGCCAACCCAGAAGACGCCCGTATTTGCCAGTGCCACCAACAAGTTCAGTCCTAACAGACAACTCATCATCACCAGCCAAAGTGCCTTCGAGTTTTTCTTTGAGCCAGTTTGTTGCGTCGATTCCAAGTGCTTTCTCCTCTAGATTTCGCGTTCTCTTCTCTGGCGTATCAACTCCAGCAACTCTAACTCTTTCTTTCTTGTATAAATCAAACCCGAGGTCAATAGTGACATCGATAGTATCGCCATCAAGAACACGATTGATCTCCGTCACTCGGAAGTTGTAGCAGCTCTTCCTGCTTGGTGGTGTCAATGCTCCCATCTTCTAACTCTGCAAATGCTTGTCTTAGTATGTATATGACATAACCTAGTGCCAATCCGACAGCAATGATTACCAAGATAATCACTGACCATACAGGATCACCTGGAATATCTAGAGGACGCAATAATAAATTCATTTTTTAACAGGCCAAGTAAGTTCCATTCCTACAGTGAGTAGTATCACAAATCCAAATACAAATACAGCACTCATAATTCATTAAATCTATAGTCCAACATAATTCTGTATAAAGAATCTCTCATAAACCATAAGTGTTCTTGTTCTTCAACAGGTCTTGCGGGTGCCCCTGGCCAGTATCTAATAGTCTCTTGAACAGAATGATGTAACAAGCGTACATCTTCTATCGTTAAATTTACTGTGTAGTCGGGTTCCTTATTCATGTTTATGGAAAGGTTCCCAGTGCTGCCAGTCATATTTATGAACTGCCCACATACCAATAATGGGGACGAAGACCAGGCACCATGCCATGAATCCACATCCCCAAGGATTGTTTAATACTGTACCACAAAACCTAGCGAAGTGTAATAACATTACTTAAAATATTTTTCTAATACATCTATACGCTCTTGCTCATGAGCAATAACGTCAAGTTGATCTTGGATAGCAGCAAGCACATCAGGGTGCTCACCAATACCTACAGGATTTTTGAGATAGATCTCAATATTTACCTTTGCTTTTTTAATGTTGCCTTCAGCTTCTAAACGTAGTGCGCTGATAATTTCGTGTCTCATAATTTTTTACTTAATGATAGTAAGCATTTTCTAATCCCCATGTAACAGAATACACTATTACTCCAAAAATTGCAATCGCTTTTGACCACACCATTTTTCCCATGGATCCTCATTGTGTAGGCAAGAATTCGGATGTACCCACCCATTATTTAATTCTTTTATCCTTTCCCTTAGGTGTTTATTTTCGAGTTTCAACATATAAATCTGATGCTTTAACTTTTCATTCAATATCATATCTTTTTTTCCAAATCTCCAAGAAATACCTGTCTACCTGATAGAGATCAGATAGCGGTGGTGGTACTCTATCTATGTCTGCAGACCATGACTTACATAAAGATCTCATTTCATAAGTAATTTTATTTGGTGTAAACATTCTAGCAAATGATGACATGGCAAAAGCATATCTCATCTTAATGCGCTGTTCCGTTTCCGTCATATTTGTCACTTTCATAGTAGACATTCTCACCCTTTCTGTACCCGAAATATGCGGTGGCACATATGAATGGTAGTGATCCGAAAAGTAGGACATGTGCTAGGGTCATGATTCTGGAGAGGGTTGTGGAAATAGGTGATATGGTCCTGTGGGTGCTGCAAGTTTTGCTTCAATAACACGACAAAGACGTTCAACTTGTTTCTTGTCAGATCCACAAGGAGCATTGTGTAGACATCTGAGCATTAGTAAATCATCACTAATTTTTGGTTTAATAGTAAACCCCCACTTGTCTACTTTACCTTCCGTAGGTGCTTCGACATAATCAAATTCGTGTGGCATTACCTGGTGATAGCGATTGGAAAATTTTAGAGCAAGCATCAACAGCATATGGTGCTCCATATACTCCAGAGAAAATATATGAGATACCCAACTTGGAGCAATACTTTTCAAGTTCCTGGCATTTTGATACGTCCCTGTTGCTATGATCAATAATGATGTCACCCTCCTCAAGTAAAGGTAGCAACTCATCAAGGGTATCTTCTGCTTTTTGCTCTGGGAGTGTGATCTGAAAAATGCCAGGAATTCTACCAGCACTAGTGTATTGCTTACTATCAGATTTAACTGCTAGAACAAGATACTCTAGTGAGGTTACACATCCACTGATATATCCTGCTTCATATTGTCCACAGGCATTCTCATAGTTGGTGCTACTATAACCCCAAACTTCAATTCCTTTTTCAATCATACGGCGAGACATACCTTCGCCAGTACGACCTAACCCAATCATTCCAACTTTCATATCTTTTAATTTACGTGAACAATACCAGTCATACCTGCGCCCTGGTGAGGACCACAGAAGAAGTTATAATCTCCTACATCAGCAAATACAACGTCTTGTGATTCTCCTGGAGCAAACAGCAATGCTTCTCTAGACAGGTCAGGACGTGCTTCAACAATAATATTGTGAGGAGGTAGTGATTCATTGATGAAGTGAACTGTGTCTCCTGCTGAGATTGTGATCTCATTCGGGGAGAATGCTAGGTTGCCATTAGCACCCATTGATACATCTACTGCCCACACGGGAGCAGCAAAAAATAACGCAACCAGAAACGTGATTAAAGCTTTCATTTTGATACAGAATATTGTTCTTTGTAAGTGTTGAGTTTTTGAATTAAATCATTATACTCGTCCCACATGTATTCTGAACCTGTCTTCTCTTGGTAGAGACGGCAAGCTTTAACTAAACGTGTGATGTCGCTGTCGTTTAAACGCATTTCATTTTCAAAACTCATACTCTAATTATAGATTCAAAATACTATTATACACCAATTTAATAATTATTTCACATGTTATGTTAGCAATTCCACGCACGTAGTGATTTGTTGATCCTGCTATCAGGATCGCTGGCAGTTTTCTTTGAAGTTAATTTCTTTTTCATGCCCTTCATTCGAGAGCAGAACGATGCCCTACGGGGATTTCCAACCTTCTTGCTTGGTGCTTTAAGGTCAGATCCAGGATTTTCCTTTTCATAAGATTTTCGTCCTTTCTCATTAAGTCCACCTTCAGAAGATTTGCCAGACTTCTTTGTCCAGGCTGCACCTTCTTCTAATTCCGTTTCCTCTCGTTTTACGGATTTACCTGGGACTGCAAATCTATCCCAAGATTTTTCGCCATAAGAACATTCATCTCTTGACTCATCTTTTTTGCAGAGTTGGCAATAGCGTACTTCTTGCTTTGCTTTCTCTTTCTGCTCTGCTAAAACATGATCGGCAAGATTTTTAATTTCTCCGTATGTTCTCATGATAAACGACAGGGTTTACGATTCTATTTATCGTTTACCCCCACTCATATCTTTTAACATCTTCTGCAATTCTGATGTAGATCCTACAAACATTGCATTGTTAGTAACTTTAGAAGGACCTTTCTTGTCTTCATCTAGGTCTTTCATCTTCTTATGTAAGTCCTGTAATTTTTCTGTCATGTCTGCAACATGCTTCATAGCTGCTACAGCAACTTCATACGCTCTAGGGTGCCCAGATTCCTGAGCGACCTCTAAGGCACCTCTGACCGCCTCCTGACCATTATCAATCAAAGAGTATAGTTCTGCTCTTGTGTACTCATAATCCTTTGTACGGTCATCCTGGTTCCTCTCAGGAGGTTTTGGTTTAATAGGTTGAGATTCAACATCAACACTGATGTTCAACATCTCCTCCATGTTATCTTCTAGGTTACTCATAAGAATTCAATTCCTTCATTAAATCCAAAGTCATCGCCAGCATCTAATAGTGCGTCATCATTTACATCGATGACTCCATCTGTATTGATATCTACTACTGCTTTGGGTGTATATGTACGTGTAATAGTTCTGCGGTTGACTGCAAGATCTCCAATAGTTTCGTGAATGATTGCTTTCTTGATAACGTCTGCAGTGTTGTAAGGACCGTAGATGTATGACTTCATTGTGAAGTTGAGTGTGTACACAATGTATCTACGTTCATAAAAACTATCATCCCATTCATCTTCGTAACTAATGTTGTTTAAAACAATAGCAACATCACGTTTCTCATTCATATCTGGAATCATATTAAGAGTCACAGAAAATGATGGTTGGAAGTATGGTAAGATCTGTTCAGTAATTTGTAATGCATCGTCTTGTGACTTAGCAATAACTCCCAGTTCAAAACTTAAATTATAAGGAACAGGAACATACTGAACTCTTACTTCACTACCATCATTATTAATGATAGTTTTATATTTTTGAATTGGTGATGTCTTACGAGTAGCATCATAATCAATACTAGTCATCTCAAAATAGAGACGTGGTATTGTGATAGCTACTTTACTATTCGATTGATTTTCTTCTATACGAACAAGAAATTTTTGCTTAGGACCATATGCCAGAGGCACTTTGATCTCTTCTAAAACACTTCCATCACTAGGATCTGTACTCTTCATTGTAATATTATTGAAGAGCGTACCAAACGCTACAATGTTCTTACGAACAATTGAATTGTAAAAATGTGATCCTAACATTAGATACTACCTGTAAAATTACCAAACTCACCAAATGGATTTTTCTCAGTCCAATCCACAATGTTGTCAGCATCATTTTCGATCTGTCTATTTTGATCGTAGTTGCTGCTGACATTATTTAGAGTGTCAAATGTTTCAGGACTCCATTTAGCACCTGAGGTTAGACCTGTTACTACTTCGTCAGTTGTAAAGGTTCCTGTTCTATTGAATACTTGGAGAGCTCTGGTTGTGTTATCCCATGACTTGACTTCTGCTCTGTTGTCTTTAGGACTATAGTCAATAGTAATAGTAGGAGCGGAAGTATAACCACTACCTGGACTATCGACATTAATACCATTGACGATGCCAGTGCTACTAACTGTTGCAGTCGCTGTTGCACCTGTGCCTCCTCCTCCAGTGATAGTTACCGATGGTGGTGTTCCTTGTTTGTAATGAGACCCACCGTCCGTAATTGTAATACTTGTTAGAGCATCTCCTGTAATAGCAGATGTTGCTTTTGCTAAGAACTCATCACCAACAACTTCCTCACCTACAACGAAATCTCCAGTGCCACCAGGATCCATGAATAATTTAATAGCATTGTCAACTAGTTGCTCAATACTATCAATCTCCGCAACACCAGTATCAAAGTCATCACTACCAACCTCATAGATCTCAGCAGTGATAGCATAGAATTGGATCTTACCAAACTGGAAGAATGGTTCTTCCTTACCAACAAATTTAATCTCGTAGATATCTTTTGTTAGTGGGAAGTAAAGCAGATCTCCCTCGTTAGGTCTACTCTCAACAGTAATAGTAGGATTATGATCTGCTACTTCTTCGTCCCATCTTCTAGTAGATACTCGGAAGATAATTTCATCTGTAATTCTTAAACCGAACTTGGAGATGAACTCAGCATTGTCACCAAAACCTGTGACATTCTGTAGTAACATTTCAATCTGAAATTGTTCCTGATACTTTGTGTATCGGACTTCATCCAGAGTGCTGTCTTGCAGAACTATCTTGGGGATATAGTAAATATCTGTACCAAACAGTTTGATTTGCTCATCCACAAGATCCTGAACGAGACCTTGTTCACCACTGTGACCTGCGTAGTAAGTTGGAAAATAGGGACTAGTAGGCATTTTATCCGATCATATCCATAGGTGGAATGGCGTACTTACTGAGAACTTCGCTTTCGATTTTCTCAATCTCGCCTAATGCGTCTGTATATAATTCTCTACCATTAAGCGTGATACCGCCAGGTAGTTGAACGTTGTTATATTTAATCAAGTTTTGACCCCACTGCTTCTTCAACAAAGATGTGGCATATCGCTTAACAAACAAATCATTGTACATCTCTGTAGCATCATTGGGGTCAATCATGCGATGACATTCAATGAGGATATTAGATTCTTTCTTCAAAAAATCTTTATCTAGATCCATATAAAGACGATCACGACGCGCTGTGAATCTAAACTGTTGGAAACTTCCATTGTTTAGAACCATATCTAGAGTTTCTAGATATTGCTTAGTCATATAATAGTTGAGGATATCAAGTGATCCAAATGCATATAGATCATTCAAGAACATTTGATACTCAATACCAAATAAATTTGAACGAATTGAGTTACTGACAAGACCAAATACTTTACTAATACCAGTTACA